CAAATTGCCCGAGATGGTGGATTGTTTGATACTAAAGGTCTTACGAAGATTCAAGAAGAAGAAATTATTGAGTTTATGATTGAAAAGCAAGATAAATTGCGTGAAGTTTCTTTAAGAATGGCTCAAAAGATTGCTGACCTACGTAATATGGATAAGAATCGTTGGAAAGTTCTGACTGAATCAACTTGTATGAAACGTAACGTTTAAGTAAAAAGTTTACCCCCTCGGCGACAGTAATAGAAATGTTACTGTCGTTTTTTATATCTGATGATAAAATGACTTGTGTTTGTTAGCAAAATATGTTATACTATTCTTAAATGTTGAAGAAAACTAGATAAATGACTGATTACGTAGAACGATTACGAAAACAAGGACTATATGAACTTTCCTATGAACCTAAATCTTTTTGGGAATATGGTCGAGGAAATAACATGGATAAACTTGTTGATGATTTAAAATCTTACGACTATAACAAGGTTGAGTCTAAAGATTTTATCAAGGCGGGCAGAGGTTCTTTTTTATCAAAGTTCAACTCTGAATATGCGAAAAGAATAATTGAAATGTGGTCGAAAGAAGATGATGTTATCGTTGACCCTTTTGCAGGAAGAAGTTCCAGACCATTAGTGTCTACATTACTGGGTAGAAATTATATAGGATTTGATGTTGTAAATGATAATTTAATAGAAGCAAAAGAACAATACGAAGAACTTGGAAAAGAAAGAAAATTAGGTAAGGTATCATTAATTAATACAAGTAGTGAAAATATTGATAATCATTTACCTGATGATATTGCTGATATGATAATGACTTGCCCACCATATTTTAATATAGAAAAATATGAAAGTGCTGATGGACAATTAACAGATATACGAACATACGAAGAATTTTTAAAAACTTATAAAATTATTTTAGAAAAAAGCATTAAGATATTAAAACCAGGTTGTTTCTTTGTAGTTGTATTGGCAAACTTTAGAATAGATGGTAAATTATATGATTTTTGTAGTGACACTAAAGACATATTAAAAAAACATTTAACATTCCACGATGAAATAATTTTAGAAATGAGTCCTGCAAAAAGACATCCATTATATACACAAGCAATAGTCAATTTGAATTGCTTAAAAACTCACGAATATTGTTTAGTTTTTAGAAAAAAAGATGATAAAGACAATATGATTAAAAAAAATAACGACATAAATTATAGTAGACCATTGGTTAAAGATGTATATCATAATAAGGATAGATTGTTTTGGTCAGAAGGTAAAAAGGATTGGATTGACGAAAAATTAGGTATATCTAAAGATGATTTATATTTTAACAATTTATTTGGGAAAGATTCTGAATGAGTAAGTGTACAATCATAATCAAGGACGAAGTAAACGTGAAATTAGAAGGACTTGACCCGGCAACACGCAGAAAGTGTAGTGATAAATTGAAATTCTTTTTGCCACACGCTTTTCATATGCCTGCGTATAAACTAGGTAGATGGGACGGAACAATTCGTTTTTGTGATGTCGGTGGAAGAACCTTTCTAAATCTATTAGATGATGTTTTGCCCGTAATCATTGAACAAGGCTATGAAGTAGTGATTGATGATAGGCGGAAGAATGAAGAAATGGAATTCGAACTCGTTACAGAAGATTTTTGGGAAGGAGTTACTTGGCCCGAAGGACACATAAATGCTGGTGAACAGATACTATTAAGAGATTATCAAGTAGAAGTAATCAATCAGTTCATATCTGCTCCACAATGTCTCCAGGAGATAGCCACAGGTGCTGGTAAGACGATTATGACTGCGACTATGAGTAAAGTAGTAGAGAAGTATGGTAGGTCTATAATCATCGTTCCAAACAAGGATTTAGTTCGCCAGACAGAAGAAGATTACAGTAATTGTGGATTAGATGTTGGTGTATACTTTGGAGACAAAAAAGATATAGGAAAGACTCACACGATTTGTACTTGGCAAAGTTTGAATTCATTGTTGAAGAAAACTAAGAAAGGCGAAGCCAACATTATGGAGTTCATTGAGGGTGTATGTTGTGTTATCGTTGATGAAACACACCAAGCAAAAGCAGATGTGTTGAAAGATTTATTGACAAGTGTGTTTGCTAGTGTACCCATTCGGTGGGGATTAACAGGAACTATTCCGAAAAGTGATTGGGAATCTGCTAGTTTGCGGAGTTCAATAGGTGATGTTATACATAGATTATCAGCAAAAGAATTACAGGACCAGGGAATATTAGCAAATTGTCACGTTAATATTATACAAACACAGGAGACGGCAAGTTATACTAATTATCAAAATGAAATGACATTTTTACTTGAAGATAAAAAGAGATTAAAGTTTCTTGCTAATAGAATTAAAAATATTTCTACTACTGGAAATACTCTTGTTCTAACGAATAGAATAAAAAACGGAAAAGAGTTACAAGAATTAATTCCAGATGCTGAATTTGTACAAGGTGCAATGGCAGTTACAGATAGAAAGGATGCGTACAATGACATAAACGAAGGAACAAATACAGTTACTATTGCTACTTATGGAGTGGCTTCTGTTGGAATTAACATTCCTCGTATATTTAATTTAGTGTTATTAGAACCAGGCAAATCGTTTGTCAGAGTTATTCAATCGATTGGTCGTGGAGTTCGAATTGCTAAAGATAAAGATTTTGTACAAATATGGGACGTGACTAGTCGATGTAAGTTTTCAAAAAGACACTTGACACAACGAAAGAAATACTATAAAGAAGCATCATATCCATTTACAATAGATAAGGTAACATATTAAAAATATAATTAAGGAAGAGAAATGAAAATATTAACACCAGATAACAAATGTTTCGAAATGAACAGTTTACCAGAAGAAATAGAAGATATTCGATATTGTGTTATGGATGTAACTGATAAAGATGACCCAGATTTCTTCTTTATTCCTTTAGTTTTTATAGAAACATTTAGTGCGCCCAGTATGAGTATTAGTCTTGGACCATATAACATTGAAATGCCGATTGATTGGAATATTATGATTGGTGAAGCAGAACTAGGATTATTAGAATTTATTCCATTAACAAGTATTAATGAACGTAAGTTCGATACACTATTGACAAATCCATTAAAAGGGTATACAATGGATTGGCAACCTATAAAAGTTAATAATGTATTTGCAGATGTGAAATGGTTCTTTCCTAAGTTAAAATACGGACATATTCTTGCAATACCTATTGAATACGGAGATAATCCTAAATGTGCATATTTTGTAAAAGATTTAAATCGAATTCCAGACCAAATGAGTAGTTATGATTTTTTCTGATAACAGAAGTGGACATAGAGTAGTCATTGATTCATATAAGAAAGGGGATGATGCATATCAATGGTGTTCAGATAATCTTCCATTGTCAGAGTGGACAGTAGTCCAAGATGAGAATGCAGAATCGTTTTATTTTGAGGAAGAACAATATGCTCAGAATTTTTTATTAGTGTTTGGCGGAAGGTATTATAAACATGGCGGCTAAGTTACCACTAAATGATGTATTAAATGCAATTGATAGAAAAGATTTCAATTGGTATTCTAATATTTGTGATGAAAAAAAGAAAGCATGGGGAAGTTGGTTGTTTATACGTTATGCGAGTGCTACTAAGGGCAAGGATAAGGAAGAAACATTACTCAATACAAATGAGTTTGTGAACAAATATTATGGTGATATCTACAAGCACGATGAATTAGTTTGGAAGTTAATGTGTCTGACGGGTACAGGTAAGAAACAAAATCATGAGTGGATTAAACCACCAAATGCGAAGATAAAGAAAGATACAATATCACAGTTCATATCAGAAACATATCCTACCATGAATGGTGATGAGATAGAATTGTTTCAGAAAATGAACAATGTAGAGGATATGAAACAAATGGCAGTCGATATGGGTATGACTGATAAAGAGATTAGTGAAATTTTTGAGAAAAAGAAAGCAAAAAGGAAAAAGAAAAAGTAAATGTTTGAATGTCAATATTGCGGATCACAGTTTAAGTCTGAAAGGACTATAATGGTCCATGTCTGCGAACCTAAAAGGCGATACTTGAATAAAGATGAAAAATATTCAAGACTGGCGTTTTATGCGTATGATAGATTTTATGATTTGACACAGGCAGTAGGCAATAAATCATTTGACGATTTTGTAAAAAGTAAGTTTTATTTGGGGTTTACTAAGTTTGGAAAGCATATAATCAACATAAATGCAGTAAATCCTGAAGATTTTGTTGACTTTGTTATACGAAATAGTGTAAAATTAGATAGATGGTGTTCAGATTCTGTATATGAAACGTATATACAGGAATTAAATAGAAAAGAATCAGCCGATAGAGCAGTAGAACGTAGTATATTATTAATGCAAAAATGGGGTGGAGAGTATGACAGACCGTTTAGTAGATTTTTTAAAGAAGTTAGTAAACCACTGGCAATACATTATATTACGTCAGGACGACTTAGTCCTTGGGTTATTTTTAATTGTGATTCTGGTGCAGAATTAATTGATAGTTTCTCTGACAACGAACTAAATATTATTAATGAATATTTAGAACCATCGTTTTGGACAAGAAAATTTAATACTAGACAAGAAGATGTTCAATTTGTAAAAATGATATTAGAAAAGGCAGAAATATAATGGCAACTAAAAGAGAAACGCACAAAACTGGTAATTTGATAATACAGAAAGACCCAGAAACAGGAGAATTGTATTTAGAATTGCCTCAAAAAACATTAAATAGATTGGGTTGGAATGAAGATGATGAACTAGAATGGATAGAGAATCCAGATGGAACTTGGCAAGTAATAAAAGTGGAGAATAAGAAATGAATCCAGATGATTTAGACACAACATATAGTATTGATTATGATGATGTTACTGTGACATTAGATGACAATATATGGAATGATCCTAGAGATATCGATGAATCAATCAATGTTAGATTGGCGACAATAGAAAAACGTCTTTCGATTTTAGTACCAGATAGTAAGTTACTAGAAAAATATGAGGTATTACAAGGATTGTATAGTCAATATAAAGCCGCAGAGGCACTATTAGATGGACCAGATCCGGAGCAAATGATATGAAGAATAGAAAATATACTTGGGATGGAGTAGAAGAAGCAGTCAATTCAATTGCAATGCAAATGTTTAAAGATGAGTGGCGTCCAGATTACATCGTGGGCATAACACGAGGTGGATTAATACCAGCAGTTCTTCTTTCACATACTACTGATATTCCGATGCACACATTGTGTGTTCAATTAGAGTCTGATGGGTTAGAAGAAAATACAGAATCTAATACTTGGATGGCTGAAGATGGATTAATAGAGAAGAAAAAAGTTCTAATTATTGACGATATCAATCGGGGTGGAGACGCAATCGATTGGATTATGAATGATTGGCATTCGAGTGTTGCTGGTGTTATTTCAGATGATGATGCTTGGCATAATAATATAAGATTTGCATCATTGATTGATAATCCTAATTCTAAAGTTCCAATGGACTATTGTAATGATGAAATTGACCTGGACGAGGAGGGCATTTGGGTGGAGTTTCCGTGGGAGAGTTAATAAGTCGAAATCCCAAAAGAACGCAAGAAAGACTATCGAGCCTTCGTTCTAT